GAGCGCTTTGTCCCAGTTTTCTTTCATTTCATTTTCCCGTGGTTTTGGTTAGCAAATCAGTTTTGGCTTGTGACCCAGCAGATGATCCAAAATAATAGGCAATGATGCCCGTCCAAGCGGTGCCCAGGCTACCCAGCATCATCAAGATTGCTGGATTGCTGCTGTCAATCTGATTGAAGAACATCATAACCATGATGCCAAAGAACCCCAGCGTGACTGCACCGGCCAAAATTGGCGGCATCATCGAGCGGGTCGTGGCCTGCATATCCCGTGCAGACTTGCGGTCTTCCACGGCCAGCTTTTCAAAGTTCAGACCCAGTTCTTGCGCTTGTTTTGCAAGCTCAATCTCGGCCAACTTTAGCTGCGCCACTTGATCGGCGCTGAGCTTGTTGCTGGAGATCATGTCTTGGACCTTGTCCTCGTCCACGCCGATGGCTTTGGAGATAGCCGACACAGCCATGCCGGCTAGCGGGCCACCCAGCGCGGTGGCGACGGTGGGCGCGATCTGTTTAAGCCAGTCCATGCTCACTCCTTCTTCGTGGTGACAACGTCATCACCCTTGCGAACAGTGACTTTGTCACCCTCAACGTCAACGCGCATGGGCTGCTCAAGGCGGTCGAGCTTGTCAATCAACTGCTTCATGACCTCAAACTCGGGCTTCTCTTGTTTGGTGTTTGCGCCAGCGATGCCGTTGAGCATGGAGATGAGCGCGGTCAAAGCGGCGCCCAGCAGGCCCATGACGGCGGCGATCTTCTCATTTTCCAGCACCACGCTAGAACCGACGCCGATCACGATGATCAACGTGATGTAGAAGAGGCCGCTTTCACCAATCGCTTTACCAGCCACTTCCTTGGCGGTGCTCTGCGCTTGCAGTCTGCTCAGCTCAACTTTGGCCTGCTCCTTGATGAGCGCCAGTTCGTGGTTCAAATCTTGGTCTGACATACTTACACCTTCAGCAGTTCCAGAGCCACGCCGGCGACAACGCCGGGCAGCGCGGTTGCTATGGCGTCCCAAACGTCAGGCTGGCCCTCTTTGCGATACCACTGCTGGAACTCGTAGAAGACGCCGAACACAATGCCGCCGATGGCGACGGCCCAACCCACGGATAGGAAGTGAACCGCGCCAAAAACGATGGTCGAGCCAACGCCCATGCCTAGGTGCAGCAGTTTGTCTTTTGGGATCATTTGTCCACCTTGCCATCGAGCTTGTCAAAGATGCGCCCCAGCATCGACTTGATGTCGGCCATGTCGGATCGGTAGTCGTCGCGGGCGACGTAGTGCGACGGCATCTGGCGCACGTCAGCGTCAAGCCGATCGATGGCCTGGTAGATGCGGTTGAGTGTCCAGCCCCCGAAGAATCCAGCGACGGCGACGGCGATGTTGAAGAGGATTTGGTAGTCCATGATCAAGGTCTTTGAGCAGCGACAGGTGTGGCGATAAGAGTAGACAACAGCGCGTTATTTAATGGCTCAGTAGCCATCAAGCTATTAACCGGACGATCATATGTCGGCAGCGCGCGGCGCTGGCCCATCTGAGACAGCAGGTAGTTGCGAGCGCCGTATGACACCGTGCCGGGCGCCATCACACCAAGCATGGCTCCGGCTGACGCGCCTTGAGTGCCACCAAACAACGCGCCTGCCCCAGCACCAACGCCGCCGCCCAACGTCGGGCCAAGCATGGTACCCGCGCCGGGCGTTCCCATTGTGCCCGGCGGCACCATCACAGGCCGCGCAATATTCGCAAAGCGTGCGATCAGGTCAAGATCGCCGCTGAAATATCGCCCCCGCGTCTGCAAATCGTTTGCCAGTTGCCGAGCGTTGACAGAACCTCCACCCTCAACGATTGCATCTTCTACTGCGTGGCTGATCGCCATACGCTGCCGCGAAGCGCGGAATCGCTCTAGCATTGCTTGCGCGTTTGTGTTTCCGGCAGTTTGAAGCGATCGCTCGATCTGGTCTTCTAGAGCATTGCTGATTGCGCGCTGCGCCAGCCCCATCTCATTGTCGCCGCGAGCCAAGTTGGCGCGGGAAGCTTCGCGCAGCGTGCGAGTAGCGCCTACGGCGTCAGCGGCGTTAAATTGCCCGACGCGATAATTAGCCACCAAGTCTTGCACAGGTTGTGGTATGGCGTTGGGGAACGACCGGCCAGGGCCGGTATACGCGGCAAGAACATTGTTTAGCGCGTTGTCAAAATCTTGGTCAGCGCGTACAACGCCAATGTTATTTATTGGGGTGTACCCCCGTTGGTATTCATCTGCGCGAATTTGTTGCATGTTGGCGCGTGTCAGCGGCGCGTCGTCCGGCAGACTTAAAGCGCGGCGCGACAAGCGATCTGTTACCTGTTGGTTCTGCGACGCAGCCTCTTGCTGAGTGCGGGTCTTGCCGCCCAAGCGCTCAAGCAGCACGTTTTGCGCGCTGGGGGTGATGCTGCCTGGCGTAACAAGATAGCCTTCTGCCTGTCCTTGGCGAATCGTCAAGTCGCGCACAGCGTTGCGGGCCTGCGCGGCTTGCAGTTGTGCTTGTCTAGCCTGCGCGGCAGTTGTTATTGCGGAAGGCGTTGCCATAGATACCGCCACGCCCGCTACGGGGCTACCCGTTAGCTCTGTGGTGGTTTGCCCGGCAGTGCCTGCGGCCAGACCTTTAGCCGCACTTGCGCCTATCTCACGCAAAGACGCTGCTGGCGAGATCATGCCGCCCGTAGCGGCTTGCAGACCGACATCAAGAATGCGCTGGCCGGTCGTCATGCCTTCGGTCGGCTTAATCAGCCCCATCCGCTGAAATGCTTCAGACACCGGCTGACGCGGTGCGGTCACTTCAGGCGCCAACGCCGGGTAGCCGGCCGCCGTCACGGCCGTTCCATACGCCATCTTTGCAAGGTTGGCGATGTTTTGCGGCGTGTTAATGAACAAATCCGCAACGCCAGCAATTGCTTTGTAAGGGGCGCTAGTGGCAACGTCTAGCGTAGATGGCGGCTGACGCGGGCCGGGAATGCCAGATGGCGGCGCGGCAGTAAATTCCGCAAACGGATTTGGCTGCGCGGCAAATTGAGCAAACGGATTTGTCGCCATCACTGCCCCCTTGCACGTTTAGCTGCGCCCACCCCAAAAATCGCGTCGAATTGCGCGTCAGTCCCCCGGCCAGCTTTAAGAGCGTCGATTGCTGCTTGTGGGATAACTTGCGCTGCTGTCGGCGCGTTAACGGGGATTTGTGCGGCAGTTTCACCGGGCAAAGGCGCGCGCGGCTTCAATTGAATTTGTGGTCTATACGGGAACTTAACACCGCGATCCTCTGCGCTAGTAACGTCTTGGTTATACAGATCAACTTTTGTACGAATACTGTCAGCAAAAGCATCAAGCACCCTAGGCAAAGCCGTCGGGTCTGTTCCGATGCTGCCCAAGGCTTGTTGCAACGCCATTTGCTGCTGTTGCGACGGTTGCGAGTCCAACTTTTTAAGATTGTCCAGAATACCGAAAAACAGCCTAGACCTCAGTTCTTGAGCGTCTGTGACGCCGGCGGTGCTAATGGAGGTTCCAAGCCGGTTGTTGAGAAAACTTGCGGCAGCCAAGAGCGGTTCGCCTCCGGTGCCCATAAATCCTTTTGCGCCCGGCACAAGAGCCTTAGCTTTTTCAATGTTGTCAAGCGTTGGCTGTGCGTTTCTTAACGCCTCAAAGGTAGCTCTTGCGCCTTTCATGTACTCGGCCTGCGCGGTTTCGCTAGCCGGCACGAACGCGTTTACTTTAACATCGACAGGCGTTGTGACGGTGCTGGTTGCTCTGTTCACCGCGCCGGTGTACGGCACCTGGACTTGTTTACCCAACGCATCTACACCAATCGTAAATTGCTGACGGGCGTCTTTGTCAACATAGACCGGCGTGTCAGTCCCTTTGGCAACACCGATTATTTCAATTCTCGGCGCAGTCGGCGCTGCCGGCGCCGTAGCAATTACATTGCCGCTAGCGTCGTACACAACTGAGCCGGGCGAAGCAGTGATTCTCTTAGACATCAAAGCAATGTCTGCGTCCAAAGACTTAGCAGCTTGCAGAGCGCGAGGAGTTCCAAGCGCGATAAGCTGATCTCGTCTAGTCCGAAGCGCCGCAACAGGGTCTGCCGACGGCGCAGCCGCAGCGGCAGTTGGTGCAGCAGCAGCAGCAGCAGCAGGCTGCGCGGCGATCATTGCATTAGCCGGAGCAGCAGCAGCAGCGGGCGCCAATGCGTTGACAGGTGCGGCGCCGCCGGGCGTACCTAAAGTGCGCCGAAGATACGCCAAGCTCGTTTCGCCAGCAGGCCCGGGTTCAACCGCAGGCGTAGCCGCAGACGCAGTCATAGGTATAGCTGACGGGTATGGGCGAATTGGCGCAGCAACAAGCTCACCT